GCATGCTTAGAGGAAATAGGTCAGGATACCTTTTGTGAAAATCTAGAAACATGGAGTGGAAAAACTCAAATTCGCCATTATCACCCCAACAGTGGTTATCCATATGACTAGTTAACGTCTGCGCTAAGTTTTCAGTCTTAGAGTACATTAGTTTGTTGATATGTTTTGATAACCTGACTGGTGTGAAGACAATGTCTTTGCCATTACGTCGGTTGAAATGGTAGCTGAAAAATTCTATTCCGTTGAAACCTGGATGTATGATAGCGTCTTCCACTATAACACCGAGATCTTCGCAGGTCTTTTTATATTCATTGTTCCATTGAGTTTCTTTAGAAGGGATAATCCAGTCTAGGGTGTCATCACCACCGGCGACGAATACACACTGCATAATTTCTTGATCGGTAAACCCTAGTCTTATAGCAACTAGGATGTCCAATATAATTTGTGCGTTAGTATTAATCTCGATGGTGACAGCCACTCCTGACTTAGTAGTACCGGGTTTGAGCGGTCTGATGACTTTACCGTTAGATAGTCGGAATGATGCGTTGCATTGTTGCATTAGTGTTGTCTCCACATCCGTTTTCCATTCAGCGTATTCTTCTTCTGACATATCTGGGTCTTTCTCAGCCAAAGCATGGAAAATCTTGGTTTGTATTTTGAACATCCATTCGTGATTTGATAATTCCCATGCTGGTTTATCTGAACTTCTAATATTTCTTTTGCCTTTAAATTTACTGTACAGGTGTCTAAGAGAAGATTGGTTCTCTTTGGCTAGCTGGTACATGAAACATGTATTTTTCCAGTTTTCTTGTTTTGCATCTGATGCTAAATTTCGGCGATAATCATAAAATATTGCTTTATCCTGAACGGTTTTATGTAAAGGAGATCCGTTAACTCCTCTTGGCATGCCTTTTTCGATTTTCTCAACTTTCATGATTTCGTCTTTAGGCATATGTCTGAACACATAGTCATTATTCCACTCTCGCAAAATAACGTCGGATAGTGAGTCTCCATAATGTCTCAAAACTGCTTCATTAGTTGTTAATCCTTCATCTATAAAAGGAAATCCAGGGCTCTTTGAGTCTTTTACTTCCTGAGATTGTATGATAGCATCTAGGTTGGCTTTTGTTTTGTAGCCTGGACGTAGCATAAACCTAGCTCCGGGATTCATCTCAACAAACAGATTAGTTACTCTATCGGACTCTTCTTGAGTAGGCAATGCCTTGATCATTGCACACCGTCTGTTATATTCTGCGAGTTGTTTTATTAGTGATGATTCTTCAAGCTCCACCGTCATATCTGGTTTATCATAAACCCCTTTCTTAAAGCCTATGTCTTGCAGGATTAATTCTTTGTCTTTGAAGTAATTCTGTATTTCGTCATTAACTTTATCGAATGGTCTTTGATGGATAGGTTTACATTTATCAACGAGGATGTAGTCTTGTACGACTTTTTTCTTCCGATATTCGGCAGGAATTTCGTCCTGCTCGTCTTCATAGTGGTAATCGTGTTGTTCGCGCGGAGGCCTTCGGTACTTATCTTTGTATTTCTCGAAAGCTGCCCTCTGTTTGTCTTCATATCTACCCCATGGTTCATCTTTTTCATCCTCTATCTCAGAGTCAAAATCAAATTCGTCGTAATCATCATTGTCAAACGTGATAATCTCTCCCGATTTGTGCAATGCTACTTTGATGTATTCATCGAAAAATTCCGGCTTGAATGACTTTCCTTTATATTTAATACGATTTAACTTTCGATCGTATTCAATATCGGAACTTTCTTCCGGCTGCTTTCCAATGGCTCTTTCTATGAATAATCTGACTATTTCGAATCTAACGGCGGTGTTGTTTACATGCCCAGCCGCTATATGTACGCCTACTACGTGTTTACCTGACATAAGGGGTCCGCCTGAAAAACCTTTCAGGGTACTTGCATTGTGTCCAATTTCGATAGCTGGGTTATGCTGCTCTTCCAGAGTGATACCGCTGGCCATCGTAATTATATTTGATTGTTTATCATAGCCGACTGACGTTACATTGATTTTGTACATCGATTTTCTCCCGGTTCCTATTTCACCAACCCCAAGTT